CGCCACGGGCGGCTCTGCGTTCACCATCACCCCGTACCGGCATCCGTGTGGTCGCGGTGGGCAGCCGTGCATGCAGGAGCAGCCGTGACACTCGGCCCGGTCACCGCCACCATCGTGCGGCCACCGGCACGGGACTGGCAGGGTGACCGCGCCGGCAGTGCGACCGAGACTGACATCGACGGCTGCTCCTGGCAGCCGGGCGCGAGCAGCGAGACACTCGCCGGCGGTGACACGGTCATCACCAGCGGCACCGTCTTCATGCCCGGAAACCCGGACATCCAGGCAACTGACCAGGTCCGCGTCAGCGGCGTCTTGTACGCCGTGGCCGGTACGCCTGCCGCGTGGCAGGACGACGTCGGCGCCCCGGTGCACACCGAGGCGCAGTTGCGGCTGACAGGGGGCAGCTAGATGGGTGCCCGCTTCAAGATCCGCTACGACAAGGACATCCAGGGCACCAACGAGATCATGAACGGGTCCCTCATGGTGTCCGTCATGCTCAGCGCAGCGCACCGCGGCAAGGACTACGCCGTCGCCATCGCCCCGAAGCACACCGGGCACTACGCCGCCTCATTCGTCACCGAGGCCCATGACCATGGCGGCCCGCGCAGCGACCGCGCCGAAGCCACCCTGGCAAACACGGCCGACTACGCCGCTGACGTCGAGTGGCGCAACCACGGCGGCGAGCACATCCTGGCCAAGACCGCTGACTGGATCGAAAGCGAGTACCGATGACCAACAACCCGCAGTTCGCCGACGCAGTCGTCATTGACATGCTCGAAGCCCTCGACGTCCTCCTCAACTCCGGCGGCAAATTCGAGATCTTCAGCGGCAGCCAGCCGGCGGACGCGAATACCGCGATCACCTCCCAGGTCCTCCTGGCCACGTGCACGTTCAGCAGCACCGCATTCGGCACGCCAGTCGCGTCGGGAAGCGCCGGCAGCCGCACCGTCATCGCGACAGCCAACGCTCTGACATCCGGCATCGCCGTCGCGACCGGCACCGCTGCCTGGTATCGCGCCTACGAAGCAGACGGCGCAACTGTCGTCATGGACGGCACCGTCGGGGTTTCGGGGTGTGACCTGAACATCGGCACCACGTCGATCGTCGCGGGCGCAACCGTCGCCATCAACACCCTCACCCTCTCCGAAGCCGAGTAGTACGGGGCCCCCGTAGCGGAGAGGGATCGCCATGGCAGCGGTGCGCATCACTCTCCAGCATGCTGACGTTGACGTCGCCGTCGTAACCGTCCTGGGCCCCCATGCAGCCGCTAGCGGTATCGAGACCGTCCGCGGGGCCGCAGCTGCTTCCGTCTCCTCACCGCACGCAGCCGCTGCTGCCGCTGAGACCATCAGTGCCTCTGGCGTTCTGCGCGCACCCAGTGCAGCCACGGAAGGGAGTGCCGCTGAAAATGTTGGAGGAAGTGGCGCCCCGGGAATGCCGTCCCCGCATGCCGCCGCATCAGGCACCCAGACCATCGATGGCAGCGGATCAGCCATCGCGTCCACTGCGAGGGCCACAGTCATCGGCAGCGAGATCATCGCCGCTGGCGGGCATCTCCCGGTGCCGTCGCCAGAAGCCGCAGCCAGCGGAATATCCGTGATTGCGGGCACCGCAGGAGCTGCCACGCCTTCCCCGCTGCCTACCGGAACCGCGACTGTTAGCAGCATTCTCACGGTGCCAGGGTGGCCCGACCCTGAAGACATCTGCCGTCTGGCGCTCAGCGACCTCGGCCACTTCGGGACACGTACCCCGGTCGACGTGGCCACAGAACTGCCGTTCATTCAGGGGCGCCGCACTGGCGGCGGCGATGACCGCGTCACGGACACCCCGCGCATGGTGGTCACCGTGTACGCGGCCACGATCGCGCAGGCCAAGCAGATTGCCGGCGAAATCCAGCAGCGGCTCATCATGGCACCCGTCGTGACCGCCGCCGGGATCATCGACCGCGGCCGTACGGACGCCGGTCCGGCCGAGGTCCCCACCGGTGACCCCGACGTGATCCGCGCCATCGCCGCGTCGTACCGGCTGTCGCTGCGCCGTTTCTAGCCTCCGCCCAGCTCAGCCCCGCTCCGGGGCGCTTGTCCCGACCCATGAAGGGGTTAGCCATGACCGGACCCACCGGCGCCGCATTCGCCACCCTGGCGGTCAAGAAGAACCAGCTCATCAGGAAGACGCTGGACGGTCTCGTCACGTACGCGCCGCCGTCCGCGACGGCGCTCACCGCCGCCACGTTCGCCGACGCTAACGGGCTCCTGCCGCTGCCCAGCGGCTACCTCCAGGTAGGCAAGTGCACCGACGACGGCGCCCAGTTCTCGCGTTCAGTAGACACTTCGACGGTCACGAGCTGGGGTGACGTCGAGCCCAGCCGCGAGGATGTGAAGACCGACACCACCACCCTCGCCGTCGTCTGCAACGAGACCAGCGCGGCCACCCTCGGCCTCTACATCGGCATCGACCTGAGCACCGTCGAGGCCGACGCCACCACCGGGGTCCTGCAGCTCGACAAGCCCGCGCTCACGCAGACCCCTTACATGCGTGCTGCCGCTATCGGCATGGACAGCACGCCTGACGGCGAGATCTACATCTGCCGGTTCCTCCCGTCGGCCAAGATCACGGACTTCGCAGACATGCAGATGCAGTCCAGCTCTGATGACGCGCTCACGTGGGGTGTCACGCTGACCTCATTCGTGGACGACGAGCTGGGGACGTCCGAGCGGTGGCTGTTCGGCGGCCCAGGCTGGCTCGCGCTGCTCGACGACATGGGCATCACGCAAGCCGGGGCCTAACCCGCTGATCTCGCGGTGGCCCGTCCCGGGCGGAGCGGGCCACCGCGTCACACCCCCTCATCCGCCCTGCCTATCCGCCCGACCCCGGAAGGACCCACGATGCCCCCACGCCAGTCCCGGCCGCGCGCCACTCAGCCCGTGTCGGCACTCCCCTATCGCAACGTGTTCGACCTCGACGCCATCACCGGCGACGGCCCGCGCGACCCGTTCATCGCCATCATCGGCGGCCAGGAGTTCGTTTTCGCCGATGTCCGTCAGGAAGACTGGCAGCTCAACGAGCACCTCCGCGCCCGCGGAGACGGCCGCGAGGTCATGCGCAAGGCGCTCGGCGACGAGCAGTGGCAGCGATTCCTGGCACTCCCCTCCGGCACCGTCAGCGACCGCAAGCTGGGCCTCCTCGCCGACAAGGTCTCGGAGTATTACGGCGACCCGGAAGACAACGCCTAGCGGTCCTGCTCGACCGGTACGGCGCCGCGATCACCGCCGACTTCGCCGATCGCGGCCTCGACCTCCCCGAGCTGTGGCGCGCTAGGCGCTACCGGTACATAACCGTCATCCTCGATCACCTGCCCCGCGACAGCCACTACATCGCCGCGGTCGCCGACGACGACGAAATCGCCGCGAGCCTCCCCGACGCAACCGGCGTCCATCACCCGGCCCTCACCGAGTTCGGGCCCGTCGTGGAGCGCCTGGCCGGGATCTACGACCTGCTCGGCGTGATGCTCGCCGTCCAGGTCACGCCGCCCGGCAAGAAGCCGCGCATGCCGCCGCGGCTTCCGCGGCCCGTCACAGCCGCTGACCGGCAGCGTGCCGCGCTGGCCGACACGCGACGCGGCTTCCTCGCAGCCCAGCTCTGGCCGGGCACCGCAACCACACCATGACCGGATCGGGGTGACCGCATGCCGCAGGCAGGCACCGCGTTCATCCCGATCCGGCCCGACTTCACCGGCTTCCACAAGTCCATCGCCAAGCAGCTGCAGGGCATCGCACCCCAGTTCGCCACAGCGGGCGCGATAGCCGGCACATCCTTCACCGAGGGTTTCGCGGCCACGCTGCGCACATCGGACCCGTTCAGGTCGCTGGCTCCCCCCGACCAGACACCCGCAGGCGCACGCGCTGGCGGCGAGTTCGCGACAGGCTTCCGCGACGCCGTCGAAGCCGCCATCAAAACTCTCCCCAAAGCACGGATTGACGCTGACAGCACCCCCGCTGAGCGGCGCATAGCCGAGATCCGGACCGAACTCGAGGCCATCCGCAGCAAGCGCATCGGCGTGGATCTCACCGACGACGAGGCCGTCGCGAAGCTCATCGCGTTCCGCACTGAGCTTGACCTCATCGGGAAGCACTCCCCGTCCATCCGCATGCAGGTGGACACCTCCGCCGCTGCTGGCGAGCTCGCCGCCTTCGTCGGCGAGGAAGAGGCTGCCAGCGCCGGCGCCGGGTTCCTGTCGAACGCGCTGGCTGACAGCGTCTCCGGCACATCCGCGCTCGTCGCCGTCGCAACTACGCTCGCCCCGGCGCTCGTCGCTGCCGCAGCAGCGGGCGCGGGGCTTGCCGGCACTCTCGCGGCCGCCGGCGCGGCCGGGGGGCTTGGCGTCGGTGCGCTGGCCCTGGTCGCGCTACCCGCTATCAGCAAGATCAAGGCCGCGCTCACTGCGCAGAAGGCCGCGCAGACCGAGGCGAACACGGCCACAGGCGCCGGGACGCAGGCGGCGGCCGCGCAAGCCTCCGCCGACGGCGAGGTCCGCTCCGCCGAGCTGTCCCTCACACAAGCCCAGCGGCAGGCAAAAACTGCCCAGACGCAGCTCTCAGCCGCCCGCGTCCAGGCTCGCAAAGACCTGGCGGACCTCCGCAACTCGGTCATCGACGGGAAGCTCACCGAGCAGTCCGACGCGCTGTCGGTGACCGAGGCCCGCGAGGCACTCGTCGACCAGCAGCAGCAGACCGCGCAGGCCATTGCCGCTGTCGCCACCGCACGGCAGCAGCTCGCCGCCGCGCAGGCAGCCGCCAGCGCCGTCACCAGCAACCCTGCATCCACTCCCGCTGACCGCGCCTCAGCGGCTACCGGGGTGGACGCTGCGCGGCAGCAGCTCGCCTCCGCTTCGGCAGCGGCGAAGGAACAGCAGACCGCGCAACAGCGCGCGCAGCTCGCCATCCGGCAGGCCATCCAGGCGCTGAATGAGCAGCGCACCGCCGTGCAGCGCCTTCAGCAGCAGCAGTCCGCGGCCGACAAGGCCGGCATCGCCGGGGACAAGGGCGTTGTGGCGGCCCGTAACGCGGTCGTCCAGGCTGATGAGCAGGTACAGCAGCAGGAGATGTCGCTTGCGCGGGCGCGCCAGTCCGCGGCTGCCGCCGGAGTCAGCGCGTCGGCGGGAGAGGCCACGGCGGCAGCTAAGTCTGCGTCGGCGATGGCGAAGCTGACCGGACCGCAGAAGACCCTGATGCGCGCATGGCAGCGCAGCACTGGTGCTTATGACAAGTGGGCAGCGAAGCTCCAGCGTCCCGTGCTCGGCGTCCTGACCGGCGCCCTTAAGCTGGCAGTCAAGCTGCTGCCTTCCCTGACGCCGTTCGTCAAGAATTCTGCGAAGGCATTTGACGGACTGGAGAAGTCCGCAGGCAAAGCGCTGAACGGCCCTTTCTGGAAGTCTTTCGATAAGACGATGGCGACGCTCGCGCCGAAGTCAATTACCGGATTCGGTAAGGCGCTGCTCAATATCGGCACAGGGATAGCCGGAATCCTTAAGGCGTTCGCGCCGTCCAGCGGAGGGGCTCTTAAGAGCATCGATAAGCTGACCGGCGATTTCGCGGCATGGGGCAAGAATCTCGGGAAGTCCAGCGGCTTTCAGTCATTCATGACTTACGTGAAGGCGAATGGCCCGAAGATCCTTGACATGCTCGGCAAGTGGGCTGTCATCCTCATCAAGCTCGGCATCGGGCTTGCACCCCTGGCTGCTGATCTGCTTGACGTCGCAGGTCCTCTGAGTAAGTGGCTTGCCGCGCTCAGCCCCACCGAGCTGCTGGCCATAGTCGCTGCCGTCTCCGGCATCGTTGCCGCGTTCACGGGGTCAGTTACTGCGATTATCGTCAGTGTCCTCGCGGTAGCCGCGATCATCGCCCGGAACTGGGACAAGATCTGGGCCGCTGCCGCTGGTGCCGTACGGGATGTCCGCAAGAGTGTCAGCTCCGATCTGTCTGGCCTGCGCTCCGATGTATCCGGCGTGATCTCGGGCCTTGAAAAGGACTGGGATCGTGACTGGGCTGCCATCCAGTCCACGGTCACCGGGATCCTTGGCGATATCCGGTCTCACGGCCAGCAGTTCTTGCGCGGGATAAAAGGTGATTTCCAGACCGGCGTGAATGCGATCAGCCGCATCTGGGGCGGACTGGAAGGCGACCTGAAAACCCCGGTTAACTGGGTGATCAAGAACGTGTACGACCACGGGATAGAAGCCTTGTGGAATAAGGCCGCGAGCATCGCGCACCTGCCGAAGCTCAAGGACATCCCGCTCCTGGCGCAGGGCGCCATCGTGAACCGGCCCACGATGGCGATGATCGGCGAGGCGGGCCCTGAGATGGTCCTTCCGCTGTCGCGGCCGGCCCGGATGGCCGAACTGCTCGGCAGCGTCGGCATCCCGATGCTCGGCGATGGCGGCATCTTCGGTGCCGTCGGCGGTTTCCTCAGTTCAGCCGTCCGCAAGGTCGGCGGCTTCATCGAGGGCAACCTCGGCCATGCGTTCGGGGCGCTCGGCGGCAAGCTGACCGACCGGATCACCGACCGGATTGCGGGCGGCGCGCAGGCCGGGACGTGGGGGCAGATCGTGGCGGCGCTCCCCGCTGCCGTCGTGAAGGGACTGGGGAAGGTTCTCAGCGGCCAGGACGCTAAGGCCTCGGCACCCGTCGCGGGGGGCGGGAGCGCCACCGCCAACGAGAAGATCGCGCGGGGGCTGCTGTCAGCGTACGGGTGGGGTATCTCCCAGTTCGCCCCGCTGCTGGAGCTGTGGACGCGGGAGAGCGGCTGGCGGGTGAACGCGCAGAACCCGACAAGCGGCGCGTACGGCATCCCGCAGGCGCTGCCCGCCTCCAAGATGGCCAGCGCGGGAGCCGACTGGCGTACTGACCCTGTCACCCAGATCCGGTGGGGGCTCGGCTACATCGCCGGCCGGTACGGCAGCCCGGCCGGCGCATGGGCGCATGAGATGTCAGCTGGCTGGTATGACCAGGGCGGCTGGCTTGCCCCTGGCTACCAGACCATCCTGAACGCCACCCGCAAGCCCGAGGCGGTCCTCACCGGCGCGCAGTGGGCGCTGGTGTCCCGCGCCGTCATCGGCGGCGACGGAGGCGGCGAGCAGCACGACCACTACCACATCGGCGAGCTCGTCGGCGCGACCGTCGAGTCGAAGGTCCGCGCCGCCATCGCCGCCAGCCAGATCGCGCAGCGGCGGCGCCTGCGCACGGGGAGGCGACGCTAGATGCCGCTGCTTGCGTCTGCTGGCAGCCTGCCGCCACCCTCGAAGACACCCCCCGGCGCCGCGCCCCTGCGGTCGCCGATCCGCACGGGCTACCTCGACCCTGACGGTGTTCTTTGGGACTGGGCGGATGTCAGCTCGGGTGCCTTCGTAACCAGCGTGGCGGGGATCGGGTCGGCGCCGTCCGCGCCGGGCTTCCTCACGCTGCCGACGGGCGACATGCTAGTGCCCACCATCGCGCCGGGCGCTCGTGCCATCACGATCGGCCTGTACGCGTGGGATGACGACCAGGCCGCGCTGCTCGGCCGGCTCGACGCGCTCGCCGTCGCCCTCTCCCATGACCGCGCGGGCGCGTTCGCGCCGGGCACGCTGATCTTTACGCGGCCCGACGGCACTGCGCGGCAGATCCCGGTGGCGTGCACCAGCGGTCCGGACCTTCCCGACGATGACGGCCTCGGCTTCCAGGCATCGGCGACGTACGGCCTGACCTTCCAGCCGTTGTCCCCGTTCTTCGCCGACGCTGGCCCGACGGTGCTGACTTTCACCGCGGCACCCGATTCGGCCGGGGTGCCCCCCATGCCGCCGGTGATCCTCACGCCCAGCGTCGTGCTCGGCGACACCACCGTCATCAACTCAGGCGACGCCGACGCATGGCCGGTCTGGACCATCAGGGGCCCCGGGCGCCCGTCGGTCAGCAACCAGACCACCGGATATGCATGGAGCCTCGCCACTGCGCTCGGGAGCGGGGAAACCCGGATCATCGACACGCGGCCAGGCCTCGCCAGTGTGGTCGACGGCACCGGCGCCGACTGGTGGTCGGACCTGGTGGAGTCCACGCCTCGTGACCTGTGGCAGCTCGTGCCCGGGGTCAACGTGCTGGCGCTCACGCTGGCCGGGTCCGGTGCCGGATCGCAGATCGAGCTGTCGTATCAGCGGCGCTGGCGGCGAGCATAGATGACCGTCACCGTTCAGCCGTTCAGCCTCTCCACTGGCAAGCGCGCGAAGCCGCTGAACTGGGCCACCCTCCAGCTGGTGCCGGCGTTCGGCGCGGCGGGCTCCTGGCAGCTCACCGCGCCAGCGACCCCCGGCGTCCGCGCTCTGGCCGTGTTCGATGGCGACGGCACCCTCGTGCCGTTCGGCATCTGGGCGGACTGGGACGGCATCTTCGAGTTCACCGGCAAAGCCGAGGAAGCCACCATCGACCGCGCTGTCGGCGACAACGGCGAGATCACCGAGACCATCACGTTTGCCGGCCCCGACATGCTCAGCGTCCTGGCCGAGCGGATCGCCTACCCCAACCCGGTCCTCCCGTGGGCCGAGCAGGCCGTCGAGTCCGTCACCAAGACCGGTCCCGCCGAGACCGTCATCAAGGACCTGATCGCGGCGAACTGCGTGACTGCGGGCGACACGGCACGCAACTACGCGCTCCTGACCGTCGCCCCCGACCTCGGCCGCGGCGGCGCGTGCGCCTGGACCATCACCACCCCAGACCCGGCCGACACCTCCGACACGATCACCGTCACCGTGGACAGCTCGCTCATGGACATCTGGCGCGCGATCACCGCCCAGTCCGGCGCGCCGCTCGGTCTCCGCGTGGACCTCATCGGCACGCAGCTCGTCGTCGACTGCTGGGAGCCAGCCGACCTGTCCGGCCGCGCAGTGTTCTCCGCCGCCCTCGGCAACCTCGCCGACGCGTCCCTCGACGTGATCAACCCGGCAGCCAACGCGATCCTCATGCAGTCCGGCGCGACCAGCGGCGCCTTCACCGAGACCACGGGCCGCGGGAGCGGCCCGTGGCGGCGCATCGAGCAGTTCGACGACGAGTCCGGCACCACCGATACCGCCGACATCACCCAGGCGCAGGCCGACGCGCTCACCGCCGGCGACGCGCAGACCACCCTGGGAGCCACCGCGATCAGCCTGCCGCGCCTCCGCTTC